CCTTGAGCCCGAAGAAGTTGCCGGACATGCTGCCGATGTCGAGGTTCCCCAGCGGCGACATCTGCGCCACCTGGTCGGTGCCCAGCGTGGCCAGCTGGAAGAACCTGTTCGCCGACAGGTACAGCGTGTCGGTGCGGTGCCTGCCGCCCGTGGCGGTGTAGATGCCCTGGAAGCCAGCCGCCACGGCGGTGCGCCAGTTGCCGAACGTCTCGGTGCCGCTCGTGCCGAGCCTCCCCGAGGCGGTGCCGACCGTGCCGACGTTCGACGTCTCGACGGCCTCGCATGCCACGCCCTCGGTCTGCCGGGCGTACGCCTCGGCCGCGAGGTCGAAGTACAGCGAGAGCACGTCGGGGTTCGACCAGTTGACGGCCTGCCACGAGATGTCGACCGCACCCAGGTAGGTGTTGGCCGTAAGCGTGGCCGAGGTGACGGTCGGCGCGACCGTGCCGGCCTCCGTCTTCTCAGCCGACTGCAGCTCCACCGTCGGGCGGGTGCCGATCTTCGGGTAGATCAGCGAGCCGCGGTCGAGCGGCACCTTGCGCCCGGAGTCCACGACTGGCCGTGACTTGTCGATGATGTCCAGGATCTGGGTCATGTAGGTGGGCTGGATGATCCCGGCCACCGTGGACGAGGTGACGTTCTGGACGGTCCGCTCGAGCCGCTCCTGCGCCTCGTGCACGATCCGCTCCACGTCACCGTCGGCCGCCGCCATGCGGGCCACCTCGGGCCTGCGCACGATCAGCTGGTCGCGGGCGAACTGCGCGAACGTGCGGTGCACGACACCGCCGTGCATCGCCTGCCGCTCGCTGACGGCCTCGTCGCTGCGCAGCACCTTGCTGACGTCCACGCCGCCCTGCATGCGCTCGACGTCGCCGGCCAGGGCCAGGAGCTCCTCCTCCATGTCCATGACCGTGGTGCGGTACTTGGTGATCTGCTCCTGCTCGAACTCGCCGAGCTCGCGCTTCTCCTCCTCGGCGATCGCCAGCAGATCGTTGATCTTCTCGTAGGTGCGATCGCGCTCGTCGGCGAGCCGCTCGAGCCGCACCTTCATGATGCCGTCGGCCATGACAGCCAACCTCCTCGTCGGGGTAACAGATGCCCCGGCGGGTGCCGCTCGGTGGTGTGCGGGGGTGCCGCTGGCGCGGGGTGCCCGGGTGCCACGGCGGGGTGCGCCGTACTGCGTAGTCGGGGTAAGGGTACTAGGCGCGGCCGGCCATCGCCATCATCGACGTCGGCGGCTGCTCGCCCGCCTGCCGGTACAGCCTGGCCAGCTTGCGCGCAGCTGCGGCCCGCGCCTGCGGCGGCGCCTGCGCCTGGTTCAGCCTCGAGGCCGCCGCGTGCATGCCGTTCACGTTGAGGTCGCCGTTCGGCTCGAGCACCGGGAACGCATACCGCGTCTTGGCCGTGTCGAACTGCGGGCCCCGGTCCAGGATGCAGGCGCGCTGCCACTGCTCGTCGTCGAACCTGGCCGGCGAGCCGTCCCAGGGGGTGCGCACGATGGCCCGCTTGAGCAGCGGCTCATAGCCGACGCGCTGCAGCAGCTCGTCGATGTCGCTGCGCCGTTCGGGGTCCGGGGCGGGCGCCTCGGGCTCCGGGGCCTCGGGCTCAGGCTCCTCGGTGGTGGTCTCGCGCACAGCCAGCACCCCGGCGTCCTTGTACGCCACGATGCCGCCGGCCGAGCCCGAGGGCCGGCACAGCGCGATGTTTACGAGCCGCGCCTTGGTGCGCTTGACCAGGCCGCCCTCGCGGATCTCGCCGCCGGGCAGCGGGTCGAACTCGAGCGAAACGCCCGTGAGGTCGCCCTCCTTGACGAGCTCGAGCGCCTTGTCGGCGTCGGGGTGGTTGAGCATCCTGAACGTGCCGTGCAGCCCGTCGCCCGGCCCCTCGCGCAACTGGGTGCCGCGGCCCACGATGCCGCCGATGCCCGCCTCGTGCTCCACGTTCACGAACACCGACACGCGGTTGGGCGCCTTCAGCTGCCGGTCGAACGCGCCCTCCAGCCACATCTCGTCGTACGGCTCGTAGTACGGCGGGTCCGCCACCCGGGCCGTCTGGTTGTACGGCACGATGCGCACGTCCAGGGTGCGCCCGTCGCCGCTCGCCTCGATCCTGGCGGGGAACTCCCGCCGCAACATCTGGTCATCGCCCATCGCTCGCTCCTTAGTAGGTCGCTGTGCTCGTCGGCCGCAGCTCGACCACCTGCGGTGGCTGCTGCGAGGGGGACGCCCCCGCCGACGGCGGCGTCATCAACTGCTGGAGCGCCTCCTGCGCCTGCTCCGCAGGCAACCTCAGGAGCACCCGTGCCTCCTCCACCGTGACGATCCCTTCCTGGATCAGCTTCGTGACCGCGTCGACCAGCTCGTTGAACGTCGGCGCCAGAATCTCCCGGGCGTCGAACATCACCCCGGACCCTGCCGGCAGCATCTGCGCCGACAGCGCGTTCGACAGCAGGTTCGCCATCGTACGCAACTCGAACCGCCACCAGTGCTCGCCCAGCATCGCCGGCGACTGGTAGTTGAGGCCGCCCTCGATCGGCAGGTTCAGGAACAGCGCCGGCACCGAGGCGCTCGAGGCCAGCACCTGCGCGTCGAACTTCTGCGAGTCCAGCAGCATCAGGTCCTGCACCGAGAACGACAGCTTCTCGATCTCCACCTGCGGCGGCAGCACTGGCGGCGCTCCCCGCCGGTCGGCGGTCTTCTGCACCCACTCGGCCTGCAGGATGCCCGCCTGCTTCTCGTCGATCTTCTGCAGCGACTTGAGCGCGTACTGCGGCACGTCGGTGCGCATCATCACGCGGCCCAGGTCGCTGGCTGCCAGCAGCCCGTACGCCTGCGACGCGTAGCTCTTGATCAGGCTGGTGCCGCGCACCTGGCCTCGGGGGTTGCGCGAAACCTGCACCACGTCGGCGGCGTCGAACCACTCGTCGCCGAAGCGGTAGCGGCGCCGGCCGCGGCGCACCTCCACGTCCGCGGTGTCGGCCTGCGCCAGCGTCCACGCCGACGGGTAGCCGTCCGCGTAGCGCGCGGTGACCACGATGAACGCGTCGCCCCAGCGGTACATGCTGTCGATGCAGGCGTACACCGCGTCCGAGATGCCGTTCGGGAACCAGGCCGGGTCCGGGTTGGCCACCCACGCCGGCTCGCGGCCGCCGTGGAACCGCAGCGGCATAGCCGAGATCTGCTGCGCGTTCAGCTCGATGCAGCGGTTCGCGACCCACACCCGCTCGATCAGCCGCGGCGAGAACGACGCCCCCGTCATCTGGCCCCAGAACTCCGAGACCTGCGCCTGGAACGCCGCCTGCGCCGTCTGCGTCTCCGACTCGGAGGCTGTCTGCCGCTCGAGCGCGGCCGCAGGCTCGGCCCGCCGTAGCGTAGGCCACCCCGTAAACGCTGTGCGGATCAAGCCCACGCGGGCCTCCTCAGTAGATGTGGAACTCGGCCGGCTGCTCGGCCAACTCGCGGGCCCGCCACCACGCCGCCCGCACCGCCAGCGCCGCCGACACGTCCTGCTCCTCCTGCTCCACCAGGCGCGGGTTCCCCTGCCGGTCCACCTGCGCCGTCAGCAGCGCCACCTGCTGTTCCAGCAGCGGGTGGTGGTCGTGCGCCACCTCGCGGAACGAAATCGCCTGGTACAGCGCCGCCGTCGACTCCACGTCGGTAGCGCGCGCCGCCGGCCACGCCTCCACCGGCAGCCCCGCGTCCCGCAGCCGCTGCATCAGGTTTAGCCGCAGGTGCGGCTTGTGCACCAGCTCGAGCAGATCCCACTGCTCGGCGGCCCTGGTCAGCACCTGCTCGAGCTCGGCGTCCGTAGGCTGGTCGCCCCGCCACCCGAAGAACACCGCCCCGTCCAAGGTCGCCCCGCACACCGAGATGCGCCGGCGGTAGTCGCCCCACACCGCCAGCACCACCTGCTGCCCATCGCCCGGCGGCTGCGCATCCACGCACCCCTGCCACGAGCCCGCCGGCAGCCACGGCCCCGACGTCGCCACCGGCTGCCCCAGGTGGTACGCCCGGAACTCGTGCTCAGGCATCAGCGCCGCCTTCACCCCCAGCGACTGCGGGTCCAGGAACCCCGCCGCCACCGCCGGGTTCGCCTTCCGCCACTGCGCCTCGTCGTAGATGTCGCAGCCCGCGTCAGCTGCAAACTCGATGAAGCGCACCCCCGGCGGCAGCTCCCCCTGGTGCGCCATCTGCCGCACCCGCTCCAGCATGTTGTCCGGCCCGAAGCCCGGCGTGCCAAACCCCACCACCCGCTGCTCCGGCCGCTTGCCCAGGCGCGCGAGCATGGTGGTGACGAGCTCGGGCGGCACCTCGCCGATCTCATCGATCAGCGCCAGGCTGTAGTTGAGGCCCTGCACCGCCGAGAGCTTCGCCGGGTGCGCCCGCACCGTGCTGCCCGTCGGCCGGTACTTGAGCATCGTGTTGCGGTGGTACACGTCAAACAGATCGGCCGCCCGCTCAGCCAGCGCCGGCGAGCACTCCACCATCTGCACCATCCGCTGCACCAGCCGCTGCGCCTGGTCCTCCTTCGTGGCCAGCACATCGACCTCGACGTAGTCGTCGCCGCGGGCCAGCCGCTCGAGCCCCACCCCCGCCATCAGCGTCGTCTTCCCGTTGCCCGCGCTGATCGAGATGAACGTTGCCAGCGCGTCGTACACCACCCGCAGGATCTTCCGCTGGAACCCCGCCACCTTGACCGGCTGCCCGGCACCTGCACCCACCGGCTGCACCAGCGTCTGCTCGATCCACTTGACCGCCCGCCGGTGCTCGGGCATGTGGCCCCAGCCGTGCCACTCGGGCAGTTCCACCTCGCGCAGCGCCCGCTTGGCGCCGACCCGTATCAGTACGCCGTGTTCGGCAGGCATCTGCGGCTAGCCCAGCCGGATCGCGCCCTGGTACTGCGGATCCGCAGCACTCTTGCCGAATAAAGACTGGCGGGT